GCTCTTGCCAACTGATTTTGGACGTGGCTTGTCCCAAACGGGTTTGGTTTTCATGCGCGCACCTTATCAATAGGCTTGCAAAAATGCAAGCGGCGTGTTAATCGCGCTGCAAACGCTTTAGCAATTCCACGCAATCCGCCAACAACTGATCGGTTAATTCAAGCAACTCTTGCGCGATTTCGTTTGCCACGTCCACCTTGACGGATGGGTGGATGTTCTCAACCAAACTGTTAACCGTGGCTTTGATCGCCATTTGCTCTAGGTTCATCCTTGTCCTTTCAATAGTTCAGCGGCATCCGTGTAACCGTTTTTCTCCAGCACTTCGATGCAATGGTTTAAGCGCGCTTCGCTTGCCACAAACTCAATCTGCGCTGCAAAGATAAATAGATTCTCTGCATGCTGATCAAACCCCGTGTTTCTTGCGATACCCATCACATCGCCAATCGTTAAGTCTTTCATTTCAACGCACCCTTTATATGTTCAGGCACCTTTGGCAATGGCGCCCAGGCAATGGCCCATGTCTCCCATGTTCCGATCACGCACACGCCACCAGGCGTTAGCAGCAACATTTTCACGCCTAGCGGTGGCGGGTCGTCGTCTGGTGTGCGCCATATGGCTTGACCCGCGAGGTAGTCTTTCATGTCCTTGCTCGTATGGCGGCGGCGCGGTCTTTAAGTGCAGTAGCACCCACGGCCATGATCGTCTCGTACCAACCATGTTTTTCCTGTGCTCGGTTGAACGCCCCCGTCATGTCGGTCATCTCTTTATCTGACCACATCTTGACTTGATGCGTAGGCCACACCAACTCAGCACACGCCTCACGCTCGGCAGCGGCAACAAGGCCAGCGAATCGTTCAAGCAATTCAGGTAGCGCCCCACTCGTGTACGTCATACCAAGCGAGTTTTGCTCAAAGCCAGCCTCCCGCGCCATGCGGATGATATCTTCCCTGTTCATCACGCTACCCTTATCCCAAATGGGTTATGCCAAAGCACTTTTTGCTTAGGCTTACGCGGCTTAAAGGTTTTGTATTCCTCTTTCACCTCGAAATAGTTCACAAGTGTTTTCTTCCACGGGATCTGAATATCCTTGATCCCTTTGGACTTCACAACAAGATCTTCTTGCGCCAATTCGGTCATGAGTTGGTCAATCCTTTTGCTCGTCATATCAAACTTCTTCGCCAAATGCCAAGCGTTGACAGGGTTCTTTAACCCTTTCAGGTAATCAAAGATCAACTTCTTTCGCTCTTCCTTTAGCATTTTCATGTGCTTGCTCATGGCACTTTTCTCCTGTTAAGTCATTTCCCAAAGTGTTTTTTGACCTCTAAGTAATTGATCTGTGTCAATTCTCGGCCTTGATTTAGTATTCCAATTTCCCCCTCCTCGCAAACCAATACATTTCCAATTGCTAGCCTTCAATGATGCCCCGCCTTCTTCAGGAAGCGTGTAAGTAATGAGGCGCTTGTATCCGAGCGCTTTTGCTGCTTTCCAAGCGTGTGAATAAAGCATTGAGCAAGCATTCTTAGTTCCGTCTGTGCAACAACGATTAACTTCAAGCGTCCATCCGTTATCAAGCATTCTTGCTACAGGCCTGCCAACAATAGCCACGCCAACAACCTTATCTCCATCGCTTACCGCCAAACAAAACTTGCACCCAACTACAGGTTTGTGATGACGGTGAAATGCAGAAACAAAAGCATTGGCTTCTTCAAAATTTATAGGGGTTATCTCCATTAAACAACTGCCCTCAAGTTCCTTTTAATTGGCTTACCCCATTGGGAGTTGTAAGCCTTCCCGTATAGCGCGGTTCCTGCTTCGCTAGCAAAGGTCAACGCCAAAGCGTCAGCCATATCGGGTGAACCCATGCCGCGCTTGCGCATCTCATCTTTGCTTTCAAGTTTCATCTTGCCGCTTGAATTAAACGAGTAACGCGGCGCAACGAGTTCCGCCAAAAGCGATTCATCTTTAGGCACCTTGCAATCGCGCTTTTCCAACCACGCTTTCATGCGTCCCCATAACTCAGCCCGCAAGTTAATGTAGGTGTTCCCCAAAGCAGGTGACTCTGAAACATTCACGCCACGCGCTGGCATATTCAACTCACGCAACCGATCAACAACGCCAGCACCTAACCCTATCGAGTCAACCAGTATCTCAACAGGCCTATCCTCAAGACGCGTCACTTCGTACTCGCTCACAACGGCACCCGTTGTTTGCATCAGATCCAGGTTCCTCCACTTCCTGATTTCCGTAACCGTGTTCCCTTTCCTTTTAGCAAGTGCCGTGGAATCCGTGCCAAACCTTGCTACATCCAAACCCCAGATCACGGGTGACTCTGTGGGGGCAACGTCACGGTGAAACGCGCTATCAACAAGTTCAACGCCAATCAACGTATCGTCATCGGTTGCAGGAAACTCACCCAACACGCGAACACGAAACGCGTTGGATTCCTCGCCATAGCGCGAAGCCATGTCCTGGATATATTCCTTGCTCACGCGCCTTGAGTCATAGCAAGACACGCGGCGCGTCCACCATTCATCCTTCAAACGGTTGTGCGTCTCAAAGAAAAACCCGCTGGACTTTGTTGGGTTCCCAAGCAAAATCGTGACAGCGTTATGCCCTGACATAGAACCCGCGGCAGCCTCAAACACGGCCTCAGGAATCCCTGACGCTTCATCCGCCACAAGCATCACGTTATCCGAATGCACACCCTGTAAGGCTTCAGGTTGCTCGGCACGCGATGTGCGAGCCGATATAAACGCTTCCGTGGGTGACGCCACAAGCTCAATGCGATCCGTTTTCATCTCAAGCAACTCGCGCCACAAGGGTGGCAACTCTTTCACCCATCGCTTGAGTTCAGCAAACAGTGCGTCATACAACTGACTCGATGTTGGCGCAGTCACAACCACTTTCACCGGGTAGCGCGTCAACACGTACCAAATCATTGCCCAGGACGCGCCGGTTGACTTACCTACACCGTGACCGGATCGCACGCTGATCTTTCGCTCGCCATCCGATATGGCTTTCAAAAACTCATCCTGCCACGCGTCAGGCGTAACCCCTATCACTTCCCGCACAAAAAGCGGTGCGTTCTTTCGGTACTTGTTGATCGCCTCAACAAACACACGATTCAGATCCTCTTGCGTCCTAATTTCCACGATTCAGCACCTTTTTAACCGCCACATGCGAAATAGCCACGCCGTGACGCTTTCTCACTTCATCGGCAATGGCGCGCAGTGACATGGAACCGGCAAGCGATTTCATCGTTTCAATGGCCGCTTGCTGCTCGGCAATGGGCACGAGCGCGGCATTTTTCCCGCTGCCCTCAACCCTAAACCCAAACGGTGCATGGCCGCCAATGTGCCCGCCAGCCTTTCGCTTGGCGGCCTGTCCAACGCGCTGCCGATCCTTAATCACGCGGCGCTCATGCGTAGCAAAGGCCGCCATGATCTCAAGCATCAGCTGCCCGTAAATATTCTTTTCATCCGTTACGTCGCCATGCCCGTTGATGATCAACCGGATCTGCTTTTCCTTGAACGCGTGAACCGTGTTCAAGGTATCCATCGAGTTACGGCTGAACCGATCAAGTTTCGCCACAACAATCACATCACCTGGTTGCGGCGTTACACCGTTTGCCGCCAAACGATCAAGAAAATTCAAATGCCCCGATACACCAGCATCCTCAATAAACCGATCAATCACCAGGTTATGCGTTAACGCGTTACCAGTCACTTCCCTGCGTTGCGTGTCCAGGCTCGTACCGTTGGCCTGTTCATCCGTGCTAACCCTCAAATATCCGTAATTCATAACGCGATCCAAACCATCAGTGCATACAACGCGCCGAACGCGGCGCCGCCAAGAATCAAAGTTGTTGTGCTGGAACTCATGCTTACCCTCGTGTTGTGTCAGTGGTGTAACTGTACACCGCGTTTACAGTCATGTGTTGCGCTTACTGGATTTTTTTTTCGGCTGGCCGACGAACGGATGAACGGTACGGGTGGGGGGGGGGATGGTGTGCCCGTGATGCGGAGCGCGGAAAGGAAACAAGTGCCCGGTAATGCGAAGCATAAGTGGGCACGGAAAAGAACTGGTGCCCGGTAACCGTAAGGTAAGTGGGCGCGTGTTTGGTGCCGCACCAGGCCCGCCCCCCGAAACTTCGCAAGGGGGGGGTGGCCGCGCACCGGGCGTGGCGTCAGCGCAACGCGTCAGTCGTTGTGCGGCGCAACATCAATCACATTGGAATGGTCGTTTACGGCGTTTACGCGATTGGCCTGTAAATGCGCCGTGTTGATGCTCAGTTGAACCGTGACTTGGTTCTTGCTCTCTCCATAGTGCTGCTGGTTCCATTTGCCCGCCAGCCATTGACGGTAACGCGCTTGGATGTTTGCAAGGTTTGCGGTTTGAGGCGTTGCGTTATCCACGATCTCTAGCCCTTGCTCCGCCAATCGATGCGCGGCCAGTTCGCGTGCGTGCGCGAGAGCGCGGCTCCGTTCGGGCGTCTTTTCCGCCCACGCGTAAAAATCAATGGTTGTAATGTTCATGTCCCGCGCAACGTGCGTAATCGGCTTCCCGTCCGCGATCATGGAAAACACTAATTCCGGGCCGCCAAACTGATGAACTGTCTTGTTCACCATGGCAGCAATATCTCGTTTGCGTTGATTGCTTAGGTTCCCCGCGGCGTCCTGCGCTTTGCGCAACTCGCCCTGTTCCTCGTTAACGCGTTGCGCGTTCACTGTTCCCTGCCCCTCGTTAACGCTTTTCTCGCTCACCATACCTTGCCCCACTTCACCAATACCCTTCAAACGCGTTAAAACGCCCGCTGACGCATTTTCTCTTTCCATTGGTACTTACCCCTTCTTAACTCGTTCCATCGTCCCTAAAGCCTCTTTACTCAACGCATAAGCCTGATCACTGTTCCCGCTGTAAACCGGCCCAATATCCTCTGGTGCCATCACAGACAACACTTCCGCGCCAGGCATAGCGCGCTTGATATTAACGGCTTGCGTGAAAAACTCCTGCTGCAAGATCACCGCAATCTCTTCCATCGTCCAACAGTCACACGCTGGCCTTAGCTCGCCATATGCGTAAGCCGACGCCGGATCCTCGCAAACCGCAAACACGCTCCCATCCTCACGCTGACCCTCAAGCACGTTCACGCTCAACACTTTCCCGCCAAGCGATTCCGCTTCTTTCTCTAACGCATCATAAGCACGCTTCATACCGGCACAAGCCGAGCGATACGCTTCCACGTCCCTCGCCTTATACGCATCCCTGCAACGCATCAGTTGCCGCCAAAACCGTAAACGTGTTTCCTCGCTTACAAGTTCCGCCAAACGATCCAAGCCCCAACGTTGATCCGCTTCCCGTTTCCTCGCCATAACGCCAACGGCTGACGCGTTCATCGCCAACACAATCGCATCATCCACTTCAAACGGATTCTTTAAACGATCTTCAGGGTTACCGCCATGAAGAAATGTTTTTACCTTTCCCTTGTTCCTGTTGCCCGCCATAACATCAATCCTTTCTGTTCTCTGCTATCTGATTCCTATTCACGCTTCCGCACTCATCCGTTCATCGCCATCCTCATTGCGCTTTCCTGTTACCCGCCATAAGGATCAAATCAAAACCAACGTCCGAAACATTGAAGCGTCCGAATGTGTGTCTTTCAGACACACACACATATCGGACGCGTTCGCTTTTTGTTCGTTAACCATTACGGACAATCCAGGACGGTTTTCCGGACGTATCAGGACGTTTTTCATGATTTCGGACACGCGTGTTTCGGACGCTAAAAATGTAATTCGGACGTTTCGGACGCTAAAACGCTTCATCGTCACTCGGTTTGATCCATACAACATCATTCCTGATGGCGGAAAACCCTAATTCGGACAGCTTATCCCTCACCTCTTTCCACCGTTTTCGCTTATCGCTTTCCTCAACATCGCTTCCCAATCTGGCGTAAAACTCATCACGCCAGGCGTCAATACTCACCACGCGATGGCGTTCACCTTGAATGATTTGATGCTCACCGTTTCGCTTAATCACATACCTCAACGCTTCCCGCGCTACGGATTGATGCTTTCCTCGTCCCGTCTTTGCACCTGATCCTGATGGCGGTCTAAACGTCACGCTATCCGGTACATCACCTTGGAATGGCGTTACAACGAGCGTTGCTGACTCGTGTTGCTCAAACCCTAATGGCGATTCACCTTCACCTTTTGGCGGCTCCAAGTTCACGCTATCGAGTGAAAAGTGAATCTCAACACCGTCCTTGCCATCCTTTTGCTTAGTCAGCTTCAGCGTCCCTGATTGCGCTTCCTGATGGCGGGTAATCTCAATCTGTGTATCCACGGCACCTAAGAAACTTGAGTGCCCTCGTAACCCCAATGACGCGTCCTTGCCTGAGTGATGCACCACAAGCAAAGCGGCTTCCGTTGCCGCTTGGAGTCGTCCGCATTGCGCAATAAACGCACCCATGTCCTCCGAGGCATTCTCGTTTCCTCCGCCAAATGCTCTGGCTAGCGTGTCAATGATGATCAGCTTCGGCTTCTCGATCTCACTTTCGGCTATGGCGATCAGCAGATCCGTGAAATCCGACTCAGACCCTCGTAAGTTCACCTGCGACCTGATCACGCCAACAGGTATGTCCGTTAACTCATACTGCTTTCTAAGTCCCGCAATACGCGTCCCGATCCCTCCATGCCCTTCCCCTGCCACATACAGCACGCCTCCTTCGCTCTGGACTTCGTGGCCTAGCCACGTCTGTCCACTGGCGACCATGGCGGCCATGTGGAGGGCTATGAACGATTTGAAGGTGCCTGGTGGCCCGTAAAGCGCCATGAATCCACGTTGCGGTATCACACGAT